GGCTCGATATACTTGGCGTCGGCTTCGGGGTTGGCTGCGTCCCAGGTTACCCCGCCGCCGATCGTGTTGGCGCTCTCAGCCTCTTCGGGAGAGAAGCCGGTGCGCAGTAGTGGCGGGTCGCCTTTCAGGTATAGTGTGCGGTGATAGGTCGCGCTCTTGCGGTACATGTCGAGCGCCTTCTGAGCCACTGCGAGCAGCGGGATCTGGCCGGGGTCATATTCGTTGTTGATCGCGTTGATCGGCACGAAGGGAATGAATGACCAATTGCGGCCCATGCGAGACGGCACGATCGGGTAGCTCGGCAGCATCTCAACATCGACGCCTTCGGGCTGCGTGCCAGTCGATGCCTGCACGTCGTTACCCCTCCAGAGTTCCTCGACATACTGGCCGTCTTCCACCTTCAGCACGCGATAGTAGTCGACCTCGTCAACGCCAAAGCCGTCGCCAGTGACGACCTCTTCAACCGGCTCGTGCAAGACGACCAGCGAGGCAGACATGCCGCTCTCGGTCTTGACCTTGTGCCAGTTCTGAATGCTCTCGGCGTGATACTGGCAGAGATAGACCTGATTCTCATAAACCTCGGGGAGTAGCCCGAAGCGGCCCATCAAGAAGACCTCGCGGGTTGCATCCATCCAAAGTTCATCGAGCGTCTTGCCGTCTGGCGTTGCTTGCTGTTCAAGATACTGCAGCGTTCGAGGCAGCTCGATGACCGGCGGCCGGTGATGAATCAAGCCTTGAATGCCGAAGAGCGCCTGCGAGACCAGCTCAGGGAATTCGGCGAACGACTTGTAGAATGCGTACTTCGCGCCCTGCGGGTCGTTGCCTGCGACGGCGAGAGCCGGCGGCTTGAGCAGGTATTGCGTGCCCTGCTCTTTGATTCGATATTGCCCTTCGAGCGCGTCGCGCATGAGTCCATAGTTCTCGCGCTGCCGCTGGTAGAGCCGGTTCTGAGTTGAGACGCCGCCGACGCCGTTCGCTGTTGGTGTTGCCATTGTTTAGCCCTGCATTATCTTTTGACCGCTGCTAAAGTTATTCCCGAGCGTGAGTTCGTTGTAGCAATCCGCCGCCGCGTCAACAACATCGTCAGGCGAGCCGGGAGCGGGAAAGCCGGCCAGCCGTTCGAACATTGTGTCGTTCCAATCGCCGAGCACGAACTTCACGGTGCCCACTTGCACGCCTGAAGAGAGCGGCTCGGCTCTTGTCTCTTTGTCACCAGTAGGCCGCACGGCCTTGACCGGGTAGCCTGGCATGAGCTTGAGATACTGCTCGGCCTGATCTTTACCGGCCTGTCCGGGGTCTTGCGGTATCCTGGCGATGACGCCAGTGCCATCGGCCTCGACGAATCGCTTAAACATCGCCCTGACAGTCGAGCTTGACTCTCTCACTTCTTGACAGAACACGAAGTATACATTGTTGTCAACCCCAAGCGCACCCTTTACGTTCGAGGTGAAGTCGCCCTTGTCTTTGCTCGCGGCGAAGTCCCAGCCTCGACACCACTTGCGCATCTTGAGCCTCTTGAACTCTTCGAGCGTGATGACGTTGTTCTCAAGGTCTTCTCGCTTGAACATCGTACCCTCGCGAGGGGTCGGCCGCTGCTGTAGCTGGCCGGCGACACCATACACGCCGAGCGGTGCCTTGAGCTTCTGAATTCGGTTGCCGTCAAATAGCTCAGGAAAGAGCAGCTCGCCGTCTTCGGTTCGCCAGTCGCACCAGGGCTCACCCGTTGCCGGGTTGATCAATGGCGTCTTGATCGGCGTCGGATGGTCGGCCTCGTACTCTGCCGGCAGACATAGGTGAACCCATTCGTCGGGCTCGTTGCGCAGTACGTGACCGCTGAAGTCTTGCTCGTGCAACCGCTGCATGATGACGACGATGCCGCCCTTCGGATTACGCACCCGAGTCGGTAGCGCGAGGTCGAGCTTGCGAATCATCTCTTTCCTGACATCGACTGATTCAGCCTGCTCGACGTTGTGCGGGTCGTCGAGAATCACATAGTCGCCACCTTCCCCCATGATGCCCGCGATCGAGGTGCTGTATCGGTAGCCGCCCTTGTTGTTGCCGAAGCGACCCTTGCTGTCTTGCGATCTGATCAGCTCGAAGCGGTTGCCCCAGTTCATCTGATACCATTGCGACTTGATGAGCTGGCGAGAGCGATCAGCGTCTCGAAGTGCCAGCTCGCCCCGGTACGAGGTGAACATGAAGCGCAGGTCGGGTCGGTTGAGCGGCCCCCAACACCAGGCCGGCCAGAACACGCAAACCGTCAGGCTCTTTTGATGGCCCGGCGGTATGTTGATCAGAATCTTCGAGACCTCGTCTGGCGTCAGCTCACCGCGCACCATCGCTTCGAGGTGCACGGCGATGATCTCGGTATGCTTACCGTCAACGTAGAAGGCAGGGTCGACCCAGCGCCAGCCGTGCTTGATAAAGTCGACTAGGCTCTCTTCACTCTCTAGCTTGCTGAGTTCGAGTTCGAGCTGCAGCTCAGCCAGTTCGTCGACCGCTGCCGCCACGACTTAGCCCGTCTTGTCGAGACGCGCCTGAGCGTGTTCGTCAGAGTAAGAGGCGTTCGGGTAGCGTTGCGAGAGCTTGTCGATGTTGGCGCGCAGCGTCTCGCTGCGGTCAACGAGCCGCACGGCCCTGATCTCTTCAAGCCTGCGCTCTATGTCGGCGAGCGCTTTGATGCACTCGGTTCGGTCGGTCGGCTTGTTGTAGATGACCGTCTTCTTGACCTGATCAAGAAAGCCGCAAGCGGCAATCATAAGGCCGGCAATCGGCAGCATGGGCTTCGCGTGATAGCCCATGTTGACGATGAAGTCGCGGTCGATCTCAAGGTTCTGTCGAGCCTGACACAAGTAGAACTCAATGTCGCCTAGCTCTTCGATGAAGTTCTCAAGGTCGAACGGGTCGCTGTTGACGCATTCAACAAGCTCACCCACTTCGCCGACGAGGCCGGTCGCTGCGTGCCATAAGTCGACGCTGTCGTCTTCGAGCCAGATCATGATGTGCTGGCCCGGCTTGACCAGGCTGCGTACCATATCGGCGTGTTCTATGTTAATCATCTTCAGATGTCTCTCTCTTTCCCAGTGCTTCGCGTAGATCGCGAATGCGTTGCTGTCTCGCTTCAGGCGTCAACGCGATCTCTGTCGTGTTTGACGTCTCAAGCGGCCCACCGTTCGCGCCCGTCAGTTCGGTCTTGCGCTTTTCGGCATAGGTCTCGGGGTCTCGTGATCGCAGAGCGAACTCAAGAAGCCGATCGCTTTTCTTGAAGCCGACAATCTCGCCCTCGCGGCCGAGTATCGGTTCGCCTTCGAAGACGCGGTTCTTCATCTCGTCTTCGTAAAGCCCGGTTCCCTCGTCAAGTGCATCTTGCCAGGCGGCTCTGAATTCTGGGTCTTGGTCTCGCTTCTTGTAAACGCCAGACGAAGAGATGCGCGCACCGCGCACGGCAGAGCGCACAGAATAACCCTCGCGCAGTAGCGAGAGAAACTTGTCGAGGTTCTTTTTCGTGATGCGCCCGCCGTTAGCCATTACCTACCCCCCGCGATCTGTTTACTTTTGTCTGCGCTCGACTTAGTCGTGCCCACGAAGAACGAGATCGACGCGGCCCAGGCCGTTGTGAGCTGCCCGAGCACCATGAAGAGAATGTTCTCGGTCTCAGGTGGTGGTGCGGTTTTAAAGAGCGCATAGATCACGCCGGCGATCATGAAGGTCAGCGCGATGACGATGGTCATCTGCGGCCAAATAGTGCCGAGCGTCTTACTCAGATCGCGAGCGTCTTTGCGGTCTTCGACAACAAGCTCGTCTTTGCGAATATCAGCCTCAACGAGAAACTTGTCGAAGTCGATCTCGGCGATCTTTAGTTTCAAGACTGCCTCGGGGTCAGACTGAAGCGCCTGAATGGCTGCCTCGTCTGAATCGACCCCGAGCGCCTTCTTGATCATGTTCGCGGCAATGCCGCCCACTGGCCCGCCAAGCGCGGTTGCTACAGTTGGCGCGACGCTCGAAACAATGCCTTTTACTGCGCCCCAGATGTCTCGCTTGCTCATTTTTTGAACCCTCGAATGAACGCAAAAACAAAAGCCCAGACTATCAGCCCGGTCACCCAAAAAATGCCAGAGATGACCGAGGTGATCACCTCTATGATGTGAATCAGAGACTCAGCTATAGGCACGTCTCAACCAGCCTTCTTTGAATTTGCTGAAGTCGTGCACTTTGATGCCGTTCTTGCGTAGTGCGTCGTTGCGTAAAATCAAAGCCCGGTAAAATCCGGCCTGCTCTGATCTCGTCGCTGCGAGCAGAATGTCGGAATCAGCCCCGTTGATCTGCTGCAGGGAAATCCGCCCGAGTATACCATCGTCTGCGATCTTGACGCCAGTAGCAGAACGCACGGCTCTCTGCACTATTTTGTGCGCCTGGCCCGCGCCCATATTGACACACATGTCGAAGACCTTCGTCGCGACGTGATCTTGCAATATGCGGTCGTAGCGGTTCGGCTTCCAGAAGAATTTGAGGTAGGCGCTCTTCGCTGCAGCCCGAGGCATCTGACGAATGTCATCTGCGTCGACGTCACCGTCGCCATCGAAGTCAAGAAGCTCTAGCGCGATGTCTCCGACCTGCTTGTGCTGCTGAAGAGCCCAGCGCAACGAGATGCCATAGTTTGTAATGCCGCCGGGGTCGTCAGGATGATCGACAAGCCCGCCCTCGTGTTCGAAGACTGTCTCGACTGCTTGGTTGAATGCGTCGCTCACTGCCGCGCCCTTTGCTCTGCGCGCATCGCCCGCAGTTCGAGAAGTATCTCTTTGACGTCGATCTCGATCGTATCGACGTCGGCCTTGATGTCGCCGGTCGTCTGTTCGAGTGTTTCGAGCTTGATGGTCTGCGTCGTGATGATCACGGTCTGCTCTTGAGTTCGATCGTCGAGCATCTCGATCTTCGACTCGGCCTTCGTGATTCTGGCGCTGTCTGCCGCGACTGTTGTCGTAGTTGCGCCCCATGCGATTAACCCCACGCCCGCGACACTGATCAGCGGCCACCAATTTTTAATTGCTTCGCCGCTCATTTCCATAACTCCAAAACGTCAACACCATAAGCAGCGCCGACGATAACAACGAGGCCGAGACCGAGCCATAAAGCGAGCGTGAGGTGCGAAGGCGTAAAATTAAACCCTGTCTTTTTTTCACCTTTGCCTTGCCTGAATAGTTCGGCGATCTCGGCTTCGTGATGGTCTACTGTGCCAGCGACGCGGGACGATGTCGATATTGATTTGTGTACCGCATCTGTTAGGGTATTAAGTTGCTTCGAGACGGCCTTCTTGTGCTCGTCTAGCGACCCACTCATGCGAGCGACTGACAGCTCAATCTCACGAATTGATTCTTTAATCGGCCGAATATGCCGAGCGATTGCTGCGTCGACTGCTCTGACCTCTTGCATCGTGAGATGCTTTTGTTCGGTTTGTGGTTGGCTCA